AAGATAACGAAGTGATACGCAACTCCCGGCCATCCGAGACTTCCTACGTGATAATTCGCAAACGCCGCGCTATTCCCCGTTTTAGTTAACGAGTGGTGAATCGCAATATCCGTCTTACTATTTACGCCATAATCCGTATATGAACCTTTACGTTTCGTCTTGCCTCGTAAGTCTTTTAACTTCGCTAATTTTTCGAAGCTTGCCATTGTCCAACCGCTTCCTTTCGTTTATAATTTATCTAAGGTCGGCGCCGCGTTTTGTAACGTAGCCAACGGACAGTCGCGGCGACCGACTGGCTTATGTGAAAACTGCGATTCCTATCGAAACTAGTATCGCTGCTACCGTTAGGATCGTCCCCCAAACCCATTTGCCGTTCGCCTGCATGTCGCGAATGTCTTGTCGGTTCTCTTCCGATAAAGCTAGCGCCTTATCTGCCTTAGCTTCCGCTTCTTCCGCCGTACTTTTAACTTCGTTCAAGAAGTCAACTTTCGTATCAATCCGTACTAACCATTCGCGAATATCCGCTATCTTTTCGTTAAGTTCGTGTCCGCTTGGCTCCGTCACAATTTACGCCTCCTTCCGTACGAGATTTCCGTTATTAACTTCGTAATCTGCCGAAAAAGTATCGATGTTAACTTCAGACTCTTCGGCCTCGAAGTAATATCCGTAATCTTTATCGGGAATAACGCGCGTACCGATTAAGTACGGAAAGTTGATGTTGCCGAAGCCGTCCGTATCTAAGTAGATTCTTAGTTTCATGCGATTACCCCCATAACGAAACTCTTCCGATGTGTAACGACATAGGCAGTCCGGCCTGCGTCGTCCTTGCACGTATAATAACGGATTTTTCCGCGCCTGTCGGGTTACCTAAATCGATGTTATAACTTTGAAGGAACTGCGCCGAATTGTGCTGCTCGTTATTATCGAAGGACAGCGTCCATAGTTGTTCGCCAGATCCGCCGTCATCTACGTAGATAACACCTTGCGCTCCGGCTTGAACGTAGCGCGAGATAACGAGTTTCAGATAGCGACCATTGTGCGTAAATGAGTATCGGTCGACCCTTCGCTGTTCCGACGAATTGATGTCGAGCCACTGACCGCGCTGAACAACGTCGGTCGTATCTCTAAACGGAGGATTACCGCTTTGCACGGCGAAGTCTCCCGTTAAGTATCCGTTATTGACTACTTTGTAGCCGTCCTCACGTTCGATAGTCATGGCGCCCCTTGCGATATATAATTCGCCGCTCGTTAGCCGTACGAACTTATTCGGATTTGACGGGTCGATGGCGATGAGATAATTTCCGTCCCAATAAAAAAGATCATCGTTTCCGATAATCTGAATGTTGTTCGTTTTTATTTGTCCGGCAGTCAATAGCGAAGTTGTCACACCGTCAGACGTTATCGCCTCTTTAAACGTAAGCCCTCCGTCAGTCGTTACGCCAAGTCCGCTCGACCGTAACGCTACGAATCGGTTCGGATCGTTCGGATCTCTAGCGATAATACCCATTCCGACGGGATATTCGAGTTCAGTTAGCGAATTGTTTAACGCCTCAGTTGCGCGTTTTACCGCTTCGTTATAAACGTTGTATCGAATCGTCTTACTATTTTCGTCCCATATTCGATCGAGTAACGCTTTTTGATACGAAAAGTCTGCGTCTGCTAGTGTTAGTTTCGATGTAGCTAAGACGACTTTCGGCGCTTTGTTAGATTCCGGGTATTCTTCGATTTCCATTACGCGTAAGTCTAAATCGAGATCCTTCAACGGTTCATATATCGTCGGCACCACGTCGCCTAGACCCGGCTTCGATTTCGTATAGCCTGCGTCTTTTAATACGACGAATTCGAGTTCGATCGATACTTCTGGCGTATCTTGAATAGCGCGTTGTAGATTCCGTTGCAATGTCGCTAGATGCGTTATCGACTCATTCGAGTAGGGTGGCGCATGTTTGATACCGAAGATGGCTGCGTTAGGTGATGTATATTCTGCCGAAACTACATACGTCCCATCCTCTCGCTGCTTGCCCGTTCCTTTTATATACGTCGATAGATTCGAAGTGTCGACCGATCGATTCAGCGTTTTAACGTTGTGATTATAGCGAAATTGTAGATCGATGAGGCTGCCGATCTTTTCGCGTATGATGACGTCGTTTCCGTTTAAGTCGAACTCGGCGCCGTATCGTTCAAGGACTTGCGAAAATAAGTCGAGACAATTCGCGTTGCCGAAGTTTTCGAATTCGACCGTATCGAACGAGTCTATTACGGAAAAGCTCCAGTCGGTACCGTTAAATATAAACGATAATACTTGCGCGATTGTTTTAGATCCGTTCGTTAGCGTTTCGTAACGGAAGTCGTCTACGAGGTCGAAAAATACGTGCGGTGCTGTTACCGATTTGACTGGCGTTGCTCGGACGACGCGTTCGGTTACGTTTTTAATGCGATAGGAATGACCGTTGTACTCAATGACGGATTCCTCTTCGACCATATCGAAGCAATGTGTATTAACGTCACTTTTCGGCAATAAAAAAGACAGCGAACGATCACCGTTCACTGCCGATTTGATGGAGAGACTATCTTTCGCGTAGCCGGTTAGTAGCTCCGATTCGCCTGCGAGATTTGTTATCGTTAGGTCAGCGATTGTGACCGCCTCCTTTCGTAATGGTACGAAAAAAGAGCCGCGATGGGCTCCGTTAGTTAGTGCGGAATTTGTTCCAAAAGTGAATTTAATTTTCTATTTAATTAATGCCTCTTTCGATTTTATATCCACATTTGAATATTGATATTTAATTAACCCTATCATTTCTTCTGTTCGATTAAAGATATTTTTTATCGGTGTCCAATCGATCAGTTTCATTTCTGATTGGTTATAAGCTTTGCCGAAATAATAATCTCCATCACTAGAAGAAGCAAGATAAACATCCCAATATTCTTCAGTTGTTTCATTTATATCTATTTTTATCATAAAGTGCTCATCAACATTAAAGTGATCAATTTTTACCATAACGTCACCCACCTATTTTCCTATATTATATACAATAATAGGATAATAGTTTTTATTCAAGGAAAATTTACCACAAATTAAAAAATTTTACCATTTAGTCAAATATCTTAACAGTTGAAAAACCAATACTTTCTAATGTTCCTCGCGAATCTACAACTTCCCCATGATAAACCTTACAATAATTACTCGGAGTTTTTCTTACTTTTAAAGGGATATTTGCTTTATAGTCAATGCAAGGACTAAATAAAGTAGTAATCTGCTGTCTAGTAGTCGGATTTTCCTGAATAACTTTCATCACATTAGGTAAAGGATAATCTCCTTCTGGGTAGGTATCTACAAACACAGGGTAAATCACATTAGAAAATGCAGTATTTGAACATGTCATAGTAGTGTAAAAAGTAGAAACATCAAATTCGGTTACTACATCAAAATGGCATAAAAACTCATAGACACTATCATTATGAACCTTTGTTATAGATTGAGTTGTTATTCTATCTACAATGTTAGTGGATTGGATGATTTCGATTTTTTTACCAATTGCATAAGAACCAATTGGAATATTTGTAATATCTACACCATCCACTAAAAATGATAATGATAAAGATGTTTCGCCACCATGAAACGACCCCATCCATTTCCCGCCGTATTCTCTAAGAGCATAATCATTAGCACCTGATGATTGAGAGATATAATGCGTTCCTACTCCATTAGTATATAACGCCCCATCATATGATAATCCGTCCGAAAGTTCATCGATACTATGCAAGTTATACCCCAAGAAGTTAACATCAAAACCATTAGGATTAGAAGCTGGTAATCTCAAACGAACACTTATCGTTCCGTTATAGTTAGCAACGGAAACAGGAACAATAACCAAATCGTCCGAAGCATACAAATCAACAGTTCTTATCAATGTTCCATTTATATATATATCTAAATTCCTACACGATGTAAGTGTTCCAATGAATCCTAAGTACAAAACACCGTTATGGCTTTTCTTAACCTCTACTCTAACATCTACATATTGATTAGCAACCGTTCTTGCTTTGTTTGTGATAACAGATACAGATGAATCCGAAAGGTAATCAGTGAATGACATTGTTTCAACTTGGAAATCATTAATTCCACTTGTTATATACTGACTACTAGTATTGATTGCACCTTTCTTATAAGCGACAGCTTTCGAGCCATCGTAAACTCCAATTAAACGCATTAATTCTTTATTACCGCCTTCGTTATTTGCGTCAGTAGATACACCATTATTCTTCATAAAGCGCATGTAAGTATAACCCGGTTTAGATTGCTTTTTACTTAATATAGCAAATTCATTTTCTGATACCCTATGGACAATTTTTTTAGAAATCATCCCTAATGTTTGAGACGTGTCTGTATAAGTTAAATTGCTAAAATTCGCTTTGTGTGCCAATTCCGCACTAACTTGGTTGATTTCAGAGCGTACCCGCTCGTCAGGGCTAGCGTAAACCGTCTGACCGTCCGAGCCGACTTTCATCTGTTCGACTGCCGGATCTATAGTGCTTGCGCC